TTCTTTTCAGAAGATGAAAGAGGATCGATAGCCTCAAGGTTTGGATATGGGTTGCGAGACAAGATCTTGTTTGTAACGACTCGAGCAAACTTAGGAAGGATAGGTACTGGAGTGAAATCCAAATTAACTAAACTACCGTCTGCGTTGTTCGCATCAAGGTTCGTTAAGATCTGCTTATAGATGTTTGTATCTTGAGTTCCGTTAGCGTAATCTCTATTCCTATCGAATATCTTATTACGCTTACTAATCATAGAACTAGCATTATGTCTTGTACCCCACTGTGACTCAATGGCTTTTGCATATTGCAGTCCGTAAGCTTCTTGAGACTTGGCTTGCTGTGGTGCAAGCGCATCAGGGAAGCCTGACTTTTTCTTATTACTATTATACATCAAGGGATTCTATTTTTGCAAATATACTAAATCTGCTGTTTTCAAGAGATTGGCTTATATCTCCTAAAGAACTTCTTCTCATTGAAGTTGCTTGGCTTTTTCTTTTGCTTGACTTTTTGCGCACCAAGTAGGGCCAAACCTGCACTGATAGTCAAGTCAAACTTTGTTCTGTTTGTGATGTTAAATCCAATCCAGTCTTCTAAAGTTCTGTTAAAATACATTCTACCCATCTCACCAGTTTCTCTGTTGAATCCTACGTGATTGTGTATGTATGCTTCTATGGCGTGAGCATGAGCTTGTATTACATCGTTAGAGTTAGAAGGTATACCTTTTGTCTTTACGTTAACCTTAGAGTTAGGTGAAGATAAGTGCGCAGGCCTACCAAGTAAGTAACCGTCGTAACCCCTTGATTCAAAGTGTCTTGCGATACCGTACTTATTGTTCTCGATTAATATTGGGTAACCGTAAAATACAGAAGCCATCAATACATCTTCGTAGAAGATTTTAGCTAGAGGTGGACGAGACGCATACTCCAATACAAACATATTTGCTGGATGCTCCATATGAAATTTGTTGTAAAGGTGTAACGCTCCCTTTGACCCTCGTCCGTCGACGGTGGCGTCAAGGTCGTAGGAGTCGACGCCTCCCACTCCTAGCTCTGCATTCGGTGGTACAAGCTTTCCTCGCTCATACTTCTTTATGTTTCTTAATTCTTGTGGTGGCATCCAAGCTACTCTAAACCTGCCTTGCGGATCTGGTTTAAATACTACCTCGGTATCAGCCACACCATTCTTCCAAACAAAGTTTCCTACTACTACAGGGTTTGGAAATAGTTCATCATTATGTTGTATCTGTTCGTATATCTGACCGATGTTAAATAGGCTACCATCAATACTATCTCTGAATGCTTCATCCTCTGTGAAAGGAAACTGTCGAGTAACCTCGTTAAGCTCTGATGGATCGTCTTTGAGGCTGTCTCTTTCATTCTTCAGGAAAGTCTTTGATCCGAATATAATGTCTTCACCATCTAACCCTTCTATGACTGAACTAGGATCTTCTGCAACAGGATGTCCATACTTATCGAAAAAACCCTCAAGCGAATCATACGCAGGAATAAACAGCCTGTACAAACCAGATCTAGTTCTTCCGTTAGAATTTCTTTCGTCTGGATTAGAGTCTTCCCAAAGATCTTTGTACTCCTTACCTCCCTTATCCATAGGGTTTACGGTACTGCCTACCAGCGCTTTACCAATAATCTTTCTACCTACAATCAAGCAGGTTCTCTGTATCCTCCAAGCATCTCTTATATCTGTAGGCTTCTCCCACTTACCTGCCTCATCGAGGTACATGATATGGAGTTTTTCACCATCGTATGCGTTATTGGTTGTGTTCTTCCAATTGATTACGGTATTGAGTGCTTCACCTATCTGAGATGTTTTATTGTTTTTAGTTATGCGCTTCGATGGTTCACGGAACGCTAACTCCATACGTGGGTTAGTCGTACCATCCTGAATAGGTTTGAAAAAGAATGGGTAGTTACGGAACATATACACCACCTTTTTCATGAAGATATTCTCCTGAGCATCCTTACCAGTTTTCGACTGTATGCCAAGAAGCTTATCTTTGACTTGCGTCGCTTCATCAACAAGTACAGAAGAGCAGATATTAGTATAACCAGAACGACGGCACTTAGTGTAAAGCTGACCAATACAACGTGGATCAGCTTCGCACGCAGCCATATGTAAAAAGATCTCACGTTGAAAGTTTAAGAAGTTAGGATATCCGATGTCTAGCTTGGTCCACTGAAGCATCATGTAGTGCCTCCCCGTAATATATGTAGGTGTACCGTTGTTATAAAACCAAAAGCCCTCACGCCTACGCCTAAACTCTTCTTCGATATATGGACGAAACTTCTCTCTGAACTCCCTTGGCATTTCAGCCCACTCATCCATAGAACGAACACGAGACAGTTCCTTCGGCATAGATATCCTCTCCCACATTTGCAGAAGCTTTGATTTGCTATGTCCTTGAATTTGTTTCTTAGGCGGCCTTTTCGGAAGACAAATGAGTAGCCCACCGAGTTCGATAACTTCACCCTCCGTACCACTGGGACAAATCTTAACAGCAGGTTCTTCATAATCTTTAAGTTCAAGTAGGGCCGACATATCTTATTCCTGCATAATTGACATAGTGCATTCCGTTAGTAGAACCATACCTGCGATAGATACAGCATTCTCTAGCGCCACACGAGTTACCTTAGCTGGGTCTACAACACCCATCTTCAGCATGTCTCCGTACTCACCAGTCTTAGCATTGAATCCATGTCCACGAGGTTCAGCTAAAGTTTTTAAGTGAACTTCTTTAGGATCATACCCAGCGTTCTTTGCTATCTGCATAAGCGGAGCTTTCGCTGCTTCAGCTAAGATAAACATCCCATTTTTTTCTCCGTCTGGTAGCGTACTTTCGTCAACAGCATCATATACAGCCTGCATACATGCCACGCCACCACCTGCAAGAACACCTTCTTCAACAGCAGCTTTTGTTGCAGCTAGAGCGTCGTCTACTCTATCTTTCTTTTCCTTCATCTCTACTTCTGTAGCAGCACCAATCTTTAGTACAGCTACCCCACCAGCGAATCTAGCAAGCCTATCTGTTTCTTTCTGTTGGCGTAACTCGTTAGCTCTTGTTTCAATAGCTTCAGAATCACCTTTACCGTTTACGATAGTTGTGCTGTCTTTTGTAATAATCACCTTATCAGCTTCACCTAATTGACTTAGACTTACTGAGCTGTAATCAACACCCATTTTTTCAGATATAACAATCCCATTGGTAAGGATTCCAATATCTTCTAGGATGCTAGTTTTATTGTCACCAAAGGAAGGTGCTTTGATCGCAGCAACCTGAATATTTCCTCTCACTCTGTTTACTACTAAAGAACTAAGAGCCTCACCTTCTACGTTTTCTGCAATTAGAAGAAGCGGTCTGTTTGCTTTAGCTGTTAACTCAAGAGCTCGAATTATGTCAGACATTTTGCTTACTGTTTGGTCTACCAGCATAATAAATGGGTTGATAAGTTCAGCCTCCATCTTTTCTGGGTTAGTAGCGAAGTAAGGACTTAGGTACCCTCTATCGATCTTCATGCCCTCTACAACATCTATAGTTGTGCTCATACCCTTGGCTTCTTCTACAGTAATAACACCTTCTTTACCAACCTTAGACATAGCTTCTGCTATTAAGTCGCCAATCTCTTTATCGTTGTTAGCAGAGATCGTTGCAACTTGTGCAATTTCATCACTATTAGAACCTACTGGAGTGCTGTTCTTCTCTATAGATTTTATAGCTGACTGAAGCGTTATATCCATACCTCTTTTAATATCGATAGGAGAAGAGCCCTCAAGGACTTTCTTCATGCCCAGTTCGATTAGAGATTGTGCTATAACGGTTGCTGTAGTAGTACCGTCTCCAGCTACGTCGGATGTTCGTGACGCTACCTCCTTTACCATTTGAGCGCCCATGTTCTCTACAGGGTCTGGTAGGAAAACTTCTCTAGCAACACTAACCCCATCTTTAGTTACATGAGGTGCACCGAAACTCTTCTGTATCACTACGTTACGTCCCTTAGGTCCAAGTGTTACTTTAACTGCATTAGCTAGAGCATCAACTCCAGCTCTAAGCGAAGCCTTGGCTTCGACGTTGAATTTAATTTGCTTTTTCATTTTAGTATTTATTTAGAAAACCTTTCGGCAAAACCACCGCTGTAGTCACCGCCTTGATTTATCTCACCGTTGTTCTTGAGGTCTTTTACCATTTGCTCTAATCTCTGTCTCTCTATGATAAGCTCTTTACAGTCTGTAGCTGTCTGCTTGATAGATTGAAGCTCTGCTTTTCTAGCACTACCGTTGATTTCTGGATCAACAGGCTTCTTCACTTCTTCTATCATGTTGTTGATAGCTACCTCCATACTTCTCATAAGTCTTTCAGAAGCTGAGATAGTTGTAAACTTACTCTTGCTCATCTAAATCGTAAACCCATATAGGTGTCTTTTCTCCTATGTAGCTGCCACCAATGTTGTATTCGAAGTGCTCAATAGCATCCTCTATACTCATACCCTCTTCTACAAGGATATCAAGGACTTTACTTACACTGTATACAGCTGTAGCGTTTACACCAAATGTAATTCCGATAACAGCTTCGTTGAAGCCGTCAGCTAGTAAGCACTCGTTATCTGCGAGCTGCTCCCATAGTTCTTCTTTGTTCCACATATTTTATTCAATTATATACATTAGGTCGACTGCACGAGTTCTGAAGTACTCCTTACCGTCTATTTTTATTCTGTAGTCTCTGTTCTGTTTGAAGCCTACGATATCTCCCTCCTTCACTCCCATCTCCTTAGCTTCTTCACAAAGGTAAGCTACTTTCGCTGTGGTTGGTAATTTTTCCTCAAGAGAAACAACTTCGATAATACCCTTCTCTTCTTCCTCTTCTTCTATAGCTTCTAGAAGGCACCATCCAGCTAGGCATCTGATCTTACCATCCTTCTTGCTTTTGTAGGCGATAGCTTGGT